TCAGCGAGGGCTGGGCACGGGCTGGCCAGTGCTGGGTTGAGCGTCACTGCCGACGATGGCGGCGCCGAGCTGGCGCATGCCGTCAGCATCAAAGCACTGATCAAGGTACACAGGGCGCTCCACGATCTTGTCGACCTCAACGGTGATGCGTTCATAGATGGTCTTGGCATTGGCTTGCTCCCGTACATAGGTGCCAGCGGCACGGTCCTGTATGTCGACCTGGCGCACCAGGTCTTTTGCTGCACGCTGGATCCGTTGCAGCTCGATGGTGTTCTGGCGCCAGTTCTGCACCTGCCAGGCGCCCCAGCTGCCGGCGGCGACGCCCACCAGCAGCGTAGCCACCAAGCGTGCGGCGCTGCCACCGGTGATGAATGCCAAGACGGCGGCGATCACGTCGTACTCCACTGGGTGGGCGCCAGGCTCTCGGCGATCGCGCTGGCCACCAGCCACTTGCGGTCGAGGTACTTCGCCAGCTCCTCCGGGTTGCTGATGAAGAACACCTCCACCACGAGGCCGCCCACTCGCACGAAGCCCAGGCGCCCCCTCGCGCTCTCGGTCTGGTCGATCCACCCACCTGCACCGCGTACCGGGATCTCAAGCGTGTGAGCGATGCGACGGGCCAGGGTGCGCGCCAATTCCTTGTGGGCCGGCAGGCTGATGACCTCCACGCCGCGCGCTGCAGGGTTGTCCACCGCGTTGGTGTGCAGCTCGATGGCGACGTCGGAACCCGGCACCAACGTGAGCGCGTGCACCAGAGGCAGGTTGTGCCACCGGTCACCGTCGGTCTTCACCTGGTGGCCCATATGCTTGAGCTTCATGGCCACGATGTCCCGCAGCTCGGTCATCAGGGCGGCTTCGGTCGTTACGCCGTCAGCAGCGACTGCTCCTGGATCGCGGGCTCCATGGCCCGCGGTGACGGTGAATTTCATCTCAGCCTTCTTTCACACGGGTTCGAACAATCAAGACAGCGAAGCCCAGCAGCACCAACGTCTGGTCCAGCGTGGGTCTCTCCAGGCGCATGAGATGGCCGGCAGCAGTCTCGGTGACACCGATGGCCAGCAAAGCGGGCGCCGCCATGGCTCCGCCGGCGCCCAAGGCCAGCAGCAGCCATGCAAGTGCCTTCAGGCCGTCGACCAGGCGATCGTGAGCATGCAGACCAGGTGCGAAAGGACGCACGCGCTCCAGCTTGTTCAATGCTTCAGCCAGGACCACCAGGCCCGCCAGCACATGGACGATCTGTAGAACAAGGCTCATGGCTTGTGACCTCCCTGCTCGTTGGTGCCCGGCCCTCGCGCCAGGTTGATTCGATCGACGGCCGAGCGCAGGAAGTTTTGCGCTCCGGCGCCGATGGTGAAGGCCAAACCGAGCAGCAGCGTGTCGGGCAGGTTGGAGATCAACAGCAGCAGCGGTGTCAGGTAGCCAGCAACGATGCTGCTGGCCAGCGAGACAAAAATGCGCCGCACCGTACTGCCCAGCAGGTTGCGCCAGGTGTCCCCAGCAGAGGGCACCGAATCGAGCAGCACGATGGCCACCAGCGCTCCGGCGAAGCCAGCGATCAAAACATCGGGGCGCACGCCCATGGAGACACCGAACAGCTCCAACATGGGAACGGTGGTGCTGGCAGCGAGTACTGTTGCAACGGCGGTGGTGGAGGTCGGTTCAGGCATCAGCGCGTACCTTCGCGGGGGCCACGTGCGTGCCATCAGGATCGAATTCGCCGAGCAGCTCGGTCTCGAACCACTGCGCCACTTTTGCGCGCCAGGTGCTGTCGCCATGGTGGCGCTGCAGCCGATCGGTGACCGTCCATTCACCCCAGCGCGGCAGCTCGAGCAGCAGCACAGAAAACACCACCAGGTTGGCCAGCACATCGAGGGTGTAGCCGATGACGATGACCACAAGGCCGAGGGCCAAAGCGACTCGCCCCAGCTTGCCCGCGCGGTGGACGCGCAGCAAGTTCATGGCGGCCAGGAAGAACACCCAGAGCAGGAACAACAGCAGCGCGATACGTGGCCCCCACGGGATCATCGTCACGAGCTCGAAGGCCTGCTCCAAGATGGCCCAGCCCAGCGGGAACATCTGCAGGAGGGAGGAAAGCTGCAAGACATCGAAGTTCATACGGGCCACTCCAGTGCAGGGAGATCAGCCTCGATGTCGGTGATACCGGCGGGCATGGGGCGCGTGCCGGCTTGAACCTGACCCAGGATTTCGTAGGCTGCGGCCCACGTCTGATCGCGCAACGCAACGGCGAACTGACCCTCAGCTTGAAACCTCGGCACCGTGCTGGTGGCATACGTGCAGGCGCTCAAAATGCCGTCGTAGTTGCGCGAGCTGGCAAAGTCGTCAAGGCGTTGCTGGATGTCCGCAGTGAATCGCGCCCTGACCTGATCCTCTGAAAGAGGGAGCGCAGAACCCAGGACCGGGTGACCTTCGGAGTCGGCAACTATCGGCTGTCCATTGGCCTGTCCATCCAACAGAAAAGCATACCGCTCAGCAGAAACGGCCACGGCATCGGCGGGCATGTTTAAGCCATGGATCTCTTCAGAGAAAAAACCACCAGATGATGATGAATAAAACATGATTTTTTTCCCTTATCGACCCAGGGCCAACCATCCCATCAGGATGCTTGAAGATGAATAGCAGTTTTGGAGCCTGATCTGCGAAAGACTCAACTCTTGCGCCCCGAATGCCGGAGTAGATCCAGCAAGCAAAGTGGAGACGTTTGACTGCGTGAGAAGCACATATAAGTTGCTTGGGAATGCAATCGGCAGCGTCACATCCAGCGTGGATGACAGCGGCACAGTGTTTCGCCCCCACTGAACGATCAGCCCGCCAGGCAGTTTTTGGTATCCGCTGGTTGCCAAGCTGCGGGCCATTTCAGGTCGGCTGGCCAATGCAGCCGGAAGCGCCTGAAGTACTTGATCTATCACCGCCGGATTGGGGGTGAGGCCGCCTGCAACGATCAAAGCGCGCAACTCCTCGGTGATCATGTGAAACCAATGCGCGCCCGGCTTGGTGGCAGGCACGCCGCCCACCGGGTTGCCTCCGGTTGGAAAGCCCACCGATGGGACGGCGGGAACGGCGGGCGCGAGCACCACCGCCCCGGACTCGAATGCACGATCCATGAAAGCTCCTTAGATGTAGGAAAAGAGAAGGACGGAATGAGCGGGCTTGAACCGGTTCAACACGCACTCAAGGGCAACGTTCGACCAGGACGCCAGCGGGTCCGCAACGGTCGACGTGACAAAGAAAGAGACAGGCTGGTTGAGCACCGACTGCACCTGCCAGACGTGTGCCCAGGCGACCCCATAGATCAGGTCAGACACGTCGTCATTGACGTCAAACACATCGAACTCGGAGACGGTGACCATGTAGCCCAGGCTGGCCGCGAGCTCGCCAAAGTAGGTAAGGGACTGGGCTCCCTGCATGGTGAGTCGGCTGACCAGAGAGGCGCGGCGCTGCTCAGTCGAAGGCACGAATCCAGCGTCAAGCAGGCAGCCATCAGGCAAACCTGCCACCCGCTCCCAGTCGATCAACAGCTCGACCGTCGACCGAGGATCCGCTTCGTTGAGCAGGCTGCTGGCACGCGCATCCACTCGTGCGAATTCGACGCTGAGCCCGAGCAGCAAGCGGGAGATATAGGCCTGCTGATCGCGTGGCCAGGCAGGGCCAGGTGGCAGCAAAGCCCGCGCCTGCGCCAGGTATTCGGTCTCGCTCATGCCCATGTGATCACCCCCAGCGTGGTGATGAGGCCGGTGGCCAGCGCCACGTCAGCGCTGGGCACGGTCATGACGTAGTTCGACTCACCAGCCGCCGCCGAGATCGCCGCGCGGATGCGCGAGAGCAACAACGTGCCTCCTGGCTGCGCCTCCCTGCGGATCAGGTCTGCCAGCTCCTCTTGCACGGCTGCCTTCACCGCGGCGGTGTTGGGCGTCACGGCGATGGTGAAGGCCAGGGGAGTGGCCACCGGTGCTACCACGGTGACCTGCGCAGTGACGGGCCGCAACGAATTGATGTAGGCAAGAACAGCCGCCACCTCACCGGCGTCCGGGATCGCGCTGACGCTGTCGTCGTCGCGCATGAAGCGCACGGTGACCGTGCCGGGTCCCAACTCAAGGGGGTAGCACCAGGCGCGCGTCACACCGGGTACTTCCAGGGCCCAGGCGATGTAGTCGGCCGCAGATCCGCCATGCGGGGGCGTCTGGATACGCGAGATCAGTCGAGCGCGAAGGGATTCGTCCACCTCTTCGCCAGCGCCACCCACCAGGGCAGAAGCGACTGCACCCGGTTGAACGCCCGCGACCGGCGTGGCCAGGGTCAGCGTCTGTCCGGTGGTGCGGTTGCCTGCTGAAGCTGGCACCAGTGCTTCGAGATTGACCACCACCGTTGTTCCGACGAACGTCGCGGACGCCGTGGTCTGGTACTGCACTCCATCGAGCGCCTGCAGCAATGCGCCTGCAGGCACCACGGCGCCCACGAGGCCGGTGAGCGTCGCCGTTCCCGTGGCTGCTGCAGAGGGCTTTCGATCCACGCCCCAGATAGATGCCCAGCGGTCCAGGATCTCTGCTTCGGCGGTGTCGTAAATCACCTGGCGCGACAGCCAGTCGATGAAACCGTAAAGCCCGTGCGTGACGCCGGCCACCACGCGGGCGTACACCTCGGCATCCGAGCGGCGCAGCACGTCGTCTTGCGCCAGGCGCGAGATCACGTCCGAGCGCACCCGGTTGATGATCTCGCTCAGGTTGGGTCGGCTATACGACATTCAGAAATCCCCATGCGTTGGTGAAGCGAACGTCGGCCGCCACCCGGCCATCCGTCTTGAAAATCCTGCAGGCGAGCGCGAGACGGTCCAGCCCTTGTCGCTCGGCCTCCACCTCGACACGCGCCACGACACCGTCGTCAACCAGCCACTGCAGCGCTTCCTCGACGTACTCTTTGGCGCGGCGTGCGGTGTCGTCGGTGAGCTTGGCGCGGGCGAGCAGCCACAGCCGGCTGCCGATGCGGTCGTTGGGCTCCACGGGGAAGCTGTCGCCCCACCAGCCCTGGCGGGCTTCGGCCGGGAGTTCGTCGTCGGGGTTGGCGCGGCGCCAAGTGAAGAGGCTGATGAGCACGGCGCGCACCAGCGGCTCGGTCGAATCCAGGCCGAGCTGGGCCGTCTGGCCATCAATCAGGATGGTCAGCGGTTGGTCGTCGATCATGGTTTTCCTAGTTGGGCTGGCCGGTGTTGCTGGCACCCGCCTGCACACCCGAGTGGGTGTGCGTCTTGAGACTCTTGCCGCCGCCGATCACGTCGACCGTGCCGGTGATGGTCCCGGCCACCTGCAGGTTGCCGCTGACGGTCACCAGCGGGCTGGTGATGGCCACTTTCGTCGTGGCCAGGATGTCAAAGGTGCCGTCCTTCTTGAAATGCGCGCGGTTGCCATAGGCGTCGTGCAGCGCAACCTCGCCATCGTCGAGCGTGCGCAGGCGGTAGCGCCGATCGGCGACCACCAGCACCACCCCGTGCGAGCGATCGCCATCGAAGAAGGCTGTGATGGCTTCCGCGCCTGGCAGTGGCTTGGAGGTGAAGCCGAAGGGCTCGAAGTGCTCCATGGTGTCCTTCACCTCGCCAGCGAGCAGCCGAACCTGCAGCGCCTGCATCTTGCCGGCGGCGTTGGCTGCTGCCACGCTGCCGCGAGAAAGCATGTTGCTGATGCGATGGGCCAACGGCCCGAGCATCCGGGACATATCGCCCATGGAATCACCTCACTTCACGTCTGTCCAGTTGCTGCCACCGCCCGCGCCAGATTTCACCTTGGTGGGCTTCGAAACTTTCTGGCGGAAGCCATCCATGGGCCCCACGCGCAGCTGGGCGATCGCGCCGCCTTCATCCAGCTGGTACGAAACCTCAGCGATCAGCATCTCGGTGTCGAACCCGATCAAGGGGTCGCGCACCTGCACGATCTGGTTGGGCACCCACAGCGCGCCGTTGGCTTGGCGCCACCCAGCCACTGTGTAAGTGGCCTGCAGCGCCTTGCCACGGCGGCTGGAGCGCTCGTAGTCGGCACGGTCCTGACAGCTGCCTTCATCCGCCTGGCCGTGCTGCTTGAGCACCAGCACCCTGCGTCGTTTGGACATGGCATCGCGCGTGGTGGCTTGACTACCGGTCTGCCATTGCTCGCCCGCATCCTGCGACTCGCCCTCTTCCTCGGCCACGGCGCTACCAAAGGCATCGTCGTTGCCAGCGCGCTGCCCCTTGCACACGTAGTCGGAGAACACGCCACTGAAGTCGAGCGAGGCTGACGCTGCCAAGATATTCACCCCCAGCTCCAGGCGGGTGGCCGCGCGTCCCGCCGACCCCACATCAATGAAGACCAGGTCGCCGCGGGCGTTGTCGGTCGACAGAAGCTGGCGCAGGCGCATCATCCGGTCGATCGACTCGAAGACCGTCTCCCCGACCTGCACCTGATGGTCGGCGATCGCTGCGCCGGTGTTCACCTCGGTCAGCACGCGCACGCCGTAGGGCGCAGCCAGCGCTGCAGCCACCGTCTCCACCTTCTGCCCGCGCCACTGTGCAGATGACTGCACAGGCACCGCCACCGGCTTCTGGCCACCGCCCTGCCCAGCTGCCGATCGCCAGCGGGTAGAGGGAGCGGTCAGCGTGCCAGTGGTGATGGGACAGCAGTCCACCAGGTCGGCGGTCTTGCTGCGGCCCTGCACGCTCACCGAGACGCTGCTGCCGTCGTAGCTGACCGGAGTAGCGTCCACATGGCCGGTCATGACGAGGTCATCACCGATCCACACCTCGCACGCGTCGCCAGCCACCACGCGCCTCGGCACGTCGCTGGCGCCGGGCCAGCGATCGGTGATGGCCAGGGAGAAGCTGCGCGCCTGGCGCTCGATGCCCGCCTCGATGCGAACCGACTTCCATCCGCCGTACTCCATGCCGTTCACCAGCAGGCGCACCACATGCGCACGATCTGGGGAGGCGTTCATCGGGTGAGTACTCGAAGGGGTCGGGCGGGAACGAAGCCGGGGTGGTTGACGCGGTTGCGATCGATGATCTCGACATCGCGGCTGGCGTCTTCGTACAGGTCGTAAGAGAGAGCCAGGGCGGGCATGGGAATCACGGGGGTGTAAAGGGTCAGACGGGCACTGTCACGCGAACGGGTAGTCATGTCTTCCCACACCCGGCTGCGGGCCGCCTGCAACGCGTCGAAAACCGTATCGCTGTCGGTGCGAAGGGTTTCGGCATCGATGGCTGCGATCAGGTCGTTACGCACGGCCAGCTGGTCGTCATAGGCTCTGGTTTGCGAGGTGTCGGCCGAACTCCCCACGAAGCTTGAGGCACCGATGGCCTGGGCTATGACGCCTTGGCGCATCAACGCTCTCACGGCCTGTGCGTTCGCATCCGCGGTGCGCCGCGATGGTGTGGTGAATGGCAACACTCCCAGTGGCTGCAGGCCCGCCGCGTCCAGGAGACGCAAGACCGAGCGGGCAATGTTCCCCCAGCGCTGCAGGCCTCCGCTGAGTTCAGACAGCCCAAGGTAGTCCATGGCAACGTAGGCGAGGGACAGAGGGTCGCTCAGCAGGCTGCGGGCCCGACTCAGCGCGGAGCCGGCGGTGTTGACATAGCCTGCCACCTGAATACCCGTCTGCCCCACCGCAGCGGTGATTGCACCAAAGGCCGAGCCCAGCTCAGCGAATGCAGACTCGCCCACAAAGTCAGGCTTGCCTTCCACAAGAAACGTGTTCGCAAACGACGCAGCCGATGCATCCTCGAGGCCTTGAGCGGCGAGACGTGACTGCGCCTGCGTGGAGCTGGCGGCCGCGGGAAAACTCAGCTCGCCAGCTTCGACGAACGAGAGCTGCAGGCGAGCCAGACCGAGAGATCGGTCGAAGGTAATTCGCGCGGGGTTGCTCAGTGTGACGCGCAGACTGCCCAGCCAAGGGTGCACGAGGGTGCCGGAGCCGGTTTCCTCTAGGGCAGCCAGCAGCCTGTTGGCTCGCTCGATGTAATCCTCGCCGATGACGAAGGCTTGCACCGACAGCGAGCGGGTGGCACGGCCAAGGTCTTCCACGTAAGGCTTGTCTCGCCTCGGATACTCGTGCACCTGCGTACGCCGGCCGGCCTCGAGTTCGCCCACGTCGACCTCGAAAGGCACACCGCGAAAGCTCGCGGGGCGCAGTTGGGTGCTCAGTGCCATTTTGAAGTGCTTGGTTCGTCAATACGGGCGGCCCAGCGCTGCGCTGCTGTAGCCGACATCGAGGTTGAGGGGGATGGTGCCGAGAGCCCTGTTCTGCTCCACGCGCATGCCAGGGGGCGTGTTCGCGAAGCTGATCTTGACCTCGCCATCGACGCGCGACTTGCTGACGGGCGCGACGATCGAAGGTCGAGGTGTGGCCATCGGGTCTTTGTTGAACGTGTCATACAAGGCTGTGCCCAGCGTTGCATCTTTGTTGCCGGTGGCCATCTTCGCCAGCGGGTTGATCGCCCAGTCGTTAAGGAGCTTGCCCGCCTCCCATCCTGCAAAGCCAGCCGCCCCCACAGCCCCCAACTTGCCGAGCAGACCCATCAGGCCGTTCGCTTTCGTACCTGCAGTGGACATTGCGACACCCAGGCCCTTCAACGCGACGATGGCGGCCGGTATCGACGTCACCGTCATGACGCCAAGCGACCAGGCCAGGCGCAGCACAGAGGTAGCCAGACCGAATGTTGCTGCGATCGCACTGGCGTTCATGAAGAGCACCAATGCAATCAGCGCGTTGCGTGCTCCACCGACGAACTGGACCAAGGATCGCACCTCGCCCACGAGATTGTTTGCACCTTGCACGATGGCATTCCAGTCAATGCTCGCAAGGTAACGGCTCATCTCAGCGATGAAGTTTGAAACGTTGGTGGTGATCAGCCCACGATTTGCAGCAGCCCACTGGATGGTGCGCTCGATCATGGGCGAAAGCACCGGGAGCAGCTTGCCGGCGATCTGATTGCCGTAGCTGCTCACCACGTTGCGGAGATCGTCGATCTGATCGCCAAACTTGGCGCCTTGCTGGATCGCGTTCTCGTCGATGCCAAGGCCGAGCTGCTTGTAACGCTCGGTCAGCGCTGCGATTCCTTCGCTGCCATCGTTCAACAGCGGCGCCAGGCTCTGCCAGCTCTTCCCAAAGATCGCGTTGCCCATGCGGGCCTGAACCGCAGCGTTTTTGTTCCGGGCGAACAGGTCGGCCACCTCAGGCAGCAGGTCTGTGGCGCTGCGCAATTCACCGTTGGCACCTCGAATGCTGATTCCGGCACGGCGAAACAGCCCCGCCAGCTCCTTGTTCTTGCCACCGGCGGCCATCGCGATGTTCTTGTTCAGCCGTCCGACGCTGGAGGCCATCTCCTCTGACGCAACTCCACCCATTTGTGCGAGGTAGATCAAGCGTTGCCACTCCTCACCGCTCACACCGATGCCGCGGGCAGTGTCGTCGATCTGCCCTGCCAGGTCAGCAAAGCCCACCACAGCCTGCTTGATGCCAGCCACTGAGAAGGCTGCCAGCGCCCCGCTGATGAGGCCCAGTGGCAAACCAATCCGGCCGGCCAGGTTGGTTGCGCTGCTGCCCACGTCACCCAAGTACTTCCGGGTGGTGCGCGTGGCCACGTTGACCTGCTTGAGCGTCTTCAGCAGCCCACCAGCCGATGCGGAGATGACGGCCTTGAGAGAGAACTTGTCTGCCATTGTGTGAGCTTCAGGATGGGTTGCGAAGTGCGGCGATGCGCTCTGCCTGCGCGGTGTAGAGGAGGAAGTCGTCGATGGAGAGGGCCATCACCACAGCCGGGTCGAGGCGCCAGAAGTAGGCGACATCGAAGATGTCGTGCGTCAGTCGCTCGATGGCTCGCTCGCCTCGCCATCGCTCATTCCGAAAAAACCCATGCACCATTCTTGGCACTTGCCCCAGTCGGCCGGGTGCAGCGACTCGACGCTGCTGCGCGGGATCTTTGCCATTCGGATGACGTACTGCGCGATCACCTTCTGGCGGATCTCAACGCCGACGCTCGTGCCGTCGGCGCTGGGGATCATGAGCGTGGGCAAGCCCACTTCCATGATGTCCTTGGTGACGATGTCGCGCAGGGTGAGCTCGCTCACCTCTTCGCCGTGGGCCGTGATCGGCTTGATCAATTGGAGGGTCGTGCTCACTGCCACTGACCTTTCTTACCACCGAACTCCAGCTCGGTCAGGCCGTCGTCAGCCTTCGCGGCGGGCTCGCCTTCGAGGAACGCGCCCGATAGCGTGTAGACCGAGCCGTTGGGGAACTCGGCCGTCACGGTCATGTTGGTGCCGTTGACGACTTTCTCCCGCGGGAAGCCGGGCACCAGGATGGCGGAGACCTTGATGTAGGGGCGCAGCGCCTTCTCGCTGTACCCGGCTGGACCGTTGGCGCCCATGATGGTCTCCCGCATGACCTCACTGAGCGGCGCCTCAACGCCGCCCGAGACTTCGAGCTGCTCGCCGTCGACCTTGATGTAGCAGATGCCTGCAACGCGTGACATAGTGGTTTCCTTTCGATCAATACTGCAGGCGGAACTGGTTGAGCATCGCGAAGATGCGCAGCTGGTTCACGTAGTCGGGCGGCAAGAGCACGTCCAGACGGTTCGGGTTGTTGGCGTTGCGCTCCACGATCAGGTTCTCGCGGAAGGCTTGGGCGTTCTCCACGATGCCGTCGAGCTCCAGCTCGGCGTAGGCCGCAGTGAGTTCACCGCGGATCACGTTGGGCGTGACGATCGCCTGGCCAGCGCCGAAGCGCGTGCCGTCGTTGGCCAGCTTGTGGCGCGGGTACTTCTGCGTGATCTTGCTGCGCATGTAGCGGATCACATGTGCAGACGTGTGCAGCGTCTCGCTGTCCAGGTAGCTCGGGTCCGCCTGGCTGAAGCTGTTGCGCTGGTACGAGGTGATGGCGCGCTCCACGCGCAGCACACCGCCGGCCACATAGCTGGTGGCAATGCCGTTGTTCAGCAGGGTCTGGCGCTCATTGAAGATGAAACGCTTGCCCGGCCGCGGCACCAGCACGCCGTTGAGCGGCAGTGTCTGCGTGGGGCGCGCCACATCGATGTTGAGCGCAGCAGCGTTGGCACCACCGTAGGCGGCCGCGTATTCCCAGTTCGGGGTGGGCGTGTCCACGTCGATGCCGGCGATGGTGTGGTGCTGCCCATTGCGCAGCACGCCAGCAGCCTGCAGGGTGGCCAGGCTGCCACGCAAGGCCGTGTAGGCGTGGCCGTAGATCTGGCGGTTGTAAGCCCAGCGCCCGGTGGTGTCGTTCAGCTCGGCGTCCAACGCGTCCAGGCTGGCAGTATCGGTGTACGGGTGCACGATGTAGTCGTACTCCTCATCGCCCATGGCCGTGATCACGGTGCCGGTCAGCGTGGGGTTGGTGGTGCCTGCGGTGAGGAAGCCACTGCCCGAGTAGGCCAGTGCAATGCCTGCGGGCAAGGCCTCGCCACCTGCCTGACCACGGAAGCTGTCACCGATGGCGATGTCGTTGCCGGTGAGGCCCTTCCAGCGGCAGGCCAGGGTGACCACGCCGGCGGCAACCGTACTGGTGACCGGCAGGCTCGTGGCGGCGTTGATCGCGGCGTTGATGGCCGTGGCGATGGCGGTGGCCGCATCGGCAGCCGCAACCCCCACCTGCACACGCTGACCAGCGATGTACAGATTGATGGTGCCCGAGGCGGTGGCAGGGCCCGTGACGGTGATGGTGCCGCCAGCGGCCACTCCAGCGCCAGCATCGGCTGCAGCGATGCACCAGACTTCACCGAAACTGTCTTGCTGGCGGTAGATCTCGTGCATGCGGGCGAGCATGGAGCCCACGCCGAACAGCTGCTTGGCCATGTCGCTGCTGCTCACGAGCAGCGGCGTGTTCACGGCCCCGGCGCCGCTGGCCAGCTTCTGCCCGATGAGCAGCGTGCGCTTGTTCTGGACGAAATAGCCGGCCTGGCTGTTGTCCATCTCCGCGTAGAAGAGCGGAACCCGCACGCCGGCGGGAATCTGGTTGAAGGAAATCGACATGGTGGCTTACCCCTTGGTGCTGGCCGAATTGTCAGCCTTGGTGGAACGCTGGCCCTCGACCACATCGCCATCGGCGACACGGCGCTGCCAGTACTGGGAAAACTCGACCTCTCGCCCCTCGGCGGGCAGGTTGTCGCCGCGATCGGGATCCGCAACAGTGCGGCCCTCGGCAGGAATCAAAAACATGGGCATCTCCTCGGGTTGAAAGTGATCAAGGCAGGTCGCCGGTAACGGGCACAGGCACGTTGTGCTCGATGCGCCCATCGGGGCCGGGATACGAAAGGTTGGGGTCCGCTGCGGGGTCGATCAGATCGACCTTCATGTCCATGCCAGCAAACGCGGGCAGCGCGGCCAGAGCGCCTTCCTGGAAGCCATCGCCGGGCCCGATCTCCATGTAGGCACCGAACTCGAAGCGCCACCACAGGCGCGCTCGGTCGATCGTGAGCAGGCTGCCGCCCTCGTAGACGACGCCGTCATACCGTGGCTCTGGCTGCCAGCCCAGGAGCGCGGCCCAGAGTTCTGCGCGGATCGCGTCGACCGAGATGCCAGAGGCCTGCCCGCGTTCATCGAGCCGGTTGTCCAGCGCGACGATGACGCCAAAGGTCTCCTGCATCGGCACGCGCACCGCGTTCTGGGAGATCGAGACCTCCGGGCTGTCGTCCATGGGAATGACGAACGCACAGGGCGACAGCAACGCGGTGGACTCTTGCACCACCGCAAAGTCCGCAGCGCCCGCCACACGAGTGGCGAAGCTGGGACAGTAGGTCCGCAATTGGGAAATGATCAGTTCGAGATTCACGGCTACCTTGCAATGAGTGCGCCTCTGAGGGCTTCGCGTGCTTCGGCTCGGACGGAGGGAGCCTTGGTCTGCAAAGCCTCTTCCATGTAGTTCGCTCGGGGTGCGAGACCGGTTTTCTTGCTTCCGTAAAACAAAAAGGCCGGGTAAAAAACCCGGCCTCTGATGCTCTTCGGACCCACCTTGATCCAGCCACCTTTGCTGCCCTTGCTGACAACACCGATGGCCTTCCACAGCTGGCCGGTTTGTCGCCCGGGCGCCTCGCCCGGTTTGGACACGGCTCGGCGGCTGAGCAGCCGCCGGGCTTCCTTGCGCACCGTGCCCGCTCCGGCCACCAGCGCGGCACGCATCTTTTTTCGGTCGTAATCGATGACCTTGTGAAAATCCAGTCCGACCGAGACTTCGAGTCCACCCAGCGCATTTCCACTGACGTGGCGCGATTTGAATGTGCGACTCATGCCAGCGCTCCGATGTCCTTCGTGGTGACCCGCACCCATTCGCGTCCGTCTTCGAAGTTGATGGCGTCCATGACGCGGTAGCGCCGGCCGTTGACCTCGATCACGTGCGTTTGGGTCACCAGCTCGGCGCGCACCTGGTCGGAGTAGCGCAGCCAGATGAAGTGCGTGGGCTGCTCACCCGTCTGCTCACCCGACCGCACGGCGAGGCCTCGGATCGGATCGACTTTCATCCAACGATCGAGGCCTGCGTCGAAGTTCTGCGTGAGGCCCAGCATCATGTTGGGCTGATCGGTCCACAGCCGCAGCCGGCCGAGGCGGTTCAGTTCGCCGGGATCCATCAGACCCCCACCATGCGGTAGTAGTCGAGCAGCCCATCGACGAAGTTGTGCCTCACCATCGGCTTCTCGCTGCTGGCGTTGCGCGTGCTGTACATGTCGCCGATGGCCAGCAGCATCCACTGGCGCAAGGGCGCGGGCACATCGGCTGGCAGCACACCATAGCCTGCTGTGTAGTTCACCACCACCGCGTTGGGTTGGCACTTCGTCTCTGGCCAGGCCTTGCCGTACGCTGGCACCAGGTAGCCCGGCTCGCTGATGTTGTCCAGCGTGTAGTCCGCCGGGTCCAGGGTCTGCAGCACGCCCGCCTCATCCACGAACTGCACGCCTTGAACCGCAATGATCGGCGGGTGCTGCAGCTCGATCGCATCGGGGAACGAGTCCATGGTCAGGCGCCAGGGCGCGCTGAGCATGGTGCGCTCGGTGCGGTTCTCGCAGGCCTCACGCGCAACAGTGATAAGCGCCAGCACCTTGGCGTCGTTGACACCAGGATCCTCGCGCAGGTGGTTGAGCACCTCGGACAAGGTCAGCGGCTCGACCACGGGCGACCCTGCTCGGCGGGGAAAAGCTTTCATCTTGGAGCGCGTGAGGTTGACGAACTGGAAGGCCGCCCACCCGCTTGCGTGCGGGCGGGTCGGAACGACGGAGGCGACTGATACAACCGCGAGCCCTCAGGCGCTCGCGCAAACGGCGCAGTGACCTGCAGCGAGGCGGTGGCGGTGGCCACTGACACGCCCTGTGCAGACATCTGCACATCACCGGCAAACTGCGCGGAGCCGCTCGCCTGGGCAAACGCTGCCGCGGTCAAAGGCACCGTCAGCAGCAACGAACCGGTGGCTGCTGCTCGGGCAAGAGCCGCTGCGCTCAGAGGCACCGTCAAGTTCAGATTGGCGCCAGCCGAGGCCCGTGCCGTACCGGCTGCCGACAGATCTGCGCCGTTGCCCACCTGCAGCGCTGCTGTGCCTCCCGCCTGGGCGATGGCATTGGCTGCCAGCGTCTTGCCCTCTGCCAGCGTTGCGCTGGCCAAGGCCTGCGCAACCGCCGCTGCAGAGAGAGACACCACCAGGGAGAGCATTGCCGAGCTGCTGGCTTGCGCCTGGCCAGTGGCTGCCAGCTCGGCGCCGCTGCTGGTGGTCAGCGAGGCGGAAGCCGCAGCGGTGGCTAGGCCTGCAGCACTGAGCGACACCGCGAGGGCCAGCTGCGCACCTGCAACAGCAACCGCAGCAGCGGAGGCCTGCAGCGGCACCGTGTGGCTCATCGATGCACTGCTAGAGGCCACAGCCAGACCTGCGGCTGTCAGGGTCACGCCCTTGAGCAATGCGGCCGTGGCCATTGCCTGTGCGGCGCCCGACGCGGTCAGCGGTTTGGATACGCTCAGCGCGGCAGTGGCGGCAGCGTTGGCTTGTGCAGAGGCAGAAAGGTCGTGAGTAGTGGGCCCATCACCGGCAATGCCGAAGTAGAAGGGACGACGCGCCGGACGGTGTAACTGCCATGGGTTTGCGCGGATCCTTTCTCGCTCTGCGAACGGGACAAAGCGCTGCCAGACACCCAGAAAAGCAATGTCTCCATCAAATCCGACCGTGGCGAACGCGCCTGCACGCATAACCCTCAAATCGGCGCCAGCCCTGCGACTTGCTGTTGCTGCTGGCGCTGACATTTCTATGCCGTCTACTCGGCCTTGCAACGTCGCCCCGTCCCAGCCGAATTCCAGCCAATGCCACCCGACGGTGACAGTCGCACCAACGCTTATGCGTTGGACGGTATCTGTATGGTAGAAGCGGTAGGTGTTGGCTACTTGCTGCTCCATGACGAAGGACTCGTTGATTCCCCCGCTGTCAAAGTCAGCAAGAATAATTCGGCGCGCACCAACTGTCGCAACCCGCACCAGCATCAAGACTGTGAACGGGGACGACACCGGCACCAGCCCATTGAATCCGGTTCCATCGGTCAGATTGAAGCCTGCAGCAGCTGTTGTTCCTCTCAAGGATCGGCCATATTCGCTCACTTGCCGGGTGACGCCTGCGTCAACCGTGGGTCGAAAGCGGCGCGCTACATCAAAGCCGCTTTCACTGAACAAAGGCAGCGATACGAGGTCACGCGAATGCGGGTTTCGCCAGTCGGCCTCAATCAGTCCCTGCGGCTGGGCAACCCGGCGGGTTGGCAGAATAAAAAGTGACATTTACGCCCCCGGCGCAAAGCTGAAAGGTGTGACTTTCAACGTCCAGCCGCTGCTGAGGGACTGACCGCTGCCACTGTTGTGCAGGTAGTACTCGGCCTCCCAAGGCACGTCATACGCCTTGATTTCAAGATACTGAGTGGTGGTCACGTTGTTGAGGACGAACGAGCCAATGAACACCACGCCGCGGGATACTTCTGGTGCGTCCGAATCGTTCGTCCCGTCGATGTTCAGCGGGCGCGCATACAAGGCGATCACAGAGTTTTCAGCGGGCGCCGTCGCGAAGGCAGCAGCCAGAACGAAGCGAGCGTGCGGAAAGTTTCCACCGTCCGCCACCACGCCAAACGACGCGTCGTCGGCCTGCCCGATCGCGTTGTTGGCAATGCTCGCGCCGCTGGCCTCAAGCGTCTTCTGAGTGCCGAACACCAATTCAAGCTCGTTCGCCATGTCACAGGTCCTTCAGTGTCTTGAGCCCTTGGGCTGCATTCAGCGCATCGGACACAGCTGACACGCTCACTGGATCGTGTTCAGCGGCGACATTAACCAGCGCATCAGACTCCTCTTGCGTCAGGACGCCGGCCGCGACAATGGTCTTGAGCAGGTCGATCAAGGCTGGCGACCCAACCGCCATGCCATCGCCTTCCAGGTGCTTCATCTGGCGAACGATGGCTCCACCCAGCAGCTGCGTGGGTATCTCATCGGCCGCAGCGGCAGTGGCGGCGAAACGCTCCAGCTTTTGCAGAACGAGCTCAGCAGCCAAGGGACCTGGCAGTCCATTGATGATGGGGAAGCCCGCGCTGATGCCGAGGCTGGAAAACTTCTCGGTCGGGTTGATGCGCGTGCGCCCTTCGCTGACAGAAGCGGCGATCGCCACATCGTTGCGGCTGGCAATCAGCTCAGCCGTGCACTTCTCGTTGATCTGCTCGAGCAATGTCATGGCGATGATCAGTTGTCGACCTGGAACGTCAGCGCAGCTGCGGGGAAGCTGACCGCGTCGCCAGTGTTGATGGTTTTGCTGACGCCGAGGTTCGTGCAGATCCAGGCGTTGCCGCTCGTGGAGGCATCCCACCACCGCATGCTCACGACCGTGCCCCAGCCCGCGCTGGGCGTAGGAAAGGTGATGGCGCCGTTGTTGCTGGTGGTGCCGTTCGTGCCCGAGCTGGCGGCGGTGCTGCCAGACGCCTGGGAGCCCGCCCAGTTCGCAAGCGAAGCGGTCACAGCCACGCGGGCGTAGGAACCACCGGTCACCTCGGTGCCGGTGCCCGTCTCGCCGCATGCCACGGTGTCCAGGCCGATGTGCCACGTGGCGGGTGCGCCCAAAGCTTGCGCACGGATGACCGCGTCGAGGACCTTGTTCTCGGCGTAGTCGGTGAGCGCGCCGGCGTGGGCTGGCATCGACATGATCGCTGCGGCTGCGAGCGCGAAGCCTGCGACCAGGCGATGGAGAAAGGGCTTCAAGGACTTCATGGTGTGGACTCCGATGGGGTTGAGGTAGAAAAACTGCACGCTCTGCAATGCGCCCTGGTGCAGGGCGCATCACGGAATGGGCTGTCAGTCCTTGGGGGTGGTGTCGTCGCCACCCGCCTGGCCACCGGTTGCATCGGTGGAGGCGCCTGCGCCGTCGTCGTCGGCGCCCTTGTTTTCTGCCGCGCCGCCCAGCGCCTTGTTCTCAGGAGCACCACTGCGGGCCTTGGTGGCCCACTTTTCCTTCAGCGCCACTTCGATGAGCTGTTCATCGGTCGCGTCGATCTCGGTGCCAGCCTTGTATTCCACGACGTCGCAGCCGCGGTGAGCAAACTTGAAATCCCTGGTGACTCTCAGTTTCATGAGGTTCTTTCAAACGACTACGGGCCGCAGATGCGGCCCGTAGCGGGGTTGGTGAGAGCGGACCAGGTCAGGCCGCGGCGATCTTCAGCAGCTTGATGGCCTGCGTGTTGCGCAGCTTGCCGCCGGTGCGCTTGCGCACGTAGAACTTCACGAAGCCGGGGGCCGTGATCTCGTCGCGGGTCATGCGCATGCCCACGCGATCGGCGATCAGGTAGCCCTCGCGGAAGTCACCGAACGCCATCGAGAACGAGTTCGCTGCCACCGCTGGCATGTCTTCGGCTTCGGTGATGGGGAAGCCCAAGAACTGGTCCGGCTGAGCAGCCGACAGCCCGGGTTGCCACATGTAGGCGTTGGTGGTGGCTTCCTTGTACTTGCGCAGGGCAGACAGCACCAGCTTCGAAGTCACCCAGCGGGCGTTGGACCGATACCGGGCACGCAGCGAGTACACGATGTCGTAGAAGATGTCCGGGTTGGTCGGCATGGCAGCGGCCTGGCCAGACGCGATGTACTGCAGCGTGCCGAAGGCGCGCGCGGCATCGGCCGTGGTGACTGGTGCAGGACCGGCCAAGAAACCGGTGGGCTTCTTGGTACCGTTCCCGGACACGTAGGCTGCGCCCTCGCCTTGTGCGATGGCTTCAGCGGCCGACAGCACCAGCCAGTTTTCCACGTCGAAGAACAGATCGTCCAGCGACTCTTCCGAGGCCTGCGGCTTGGCAGATGCCAGACCGAACGTCGGCGCCACTTCAGCCATGTCTGGCGTGTTGGTCTGGTTGCGTGCGTCCGTCTCGCCCAGCCACTCGAAGGCTGCGCCGTTCACATCGAACAGTTCCTTGTAGTCCGGGGTGCCGACCGTGCGCACCGTGGCGATCTGGCGGATGGGCGAGATGTCAACCGACAGGCGCGCGATCTGCTGTTCAATCTGCTCGGGCAACGCGAAGCCGCCCGCCGAGCCGGTGCTGGTGACAGTGGCTGCGGCGCGCGTTTCGAAGCCGTCGTCATCACCGAAAGCTTTGGCTTCAACCTTGCGCAGCTCCTTGGCACGCTGCTGCACTTGCGACCGCAGCTCGGGGTCGCTGGGGTTGCGCACCCAGGAAACAAACGCACCCTTGTAGGCATCGGCTTCCGGACTCACGCCCTTCTCGCCCTTGCCGCTGGCGCCGTTGCCTGGGCGCGAGAGCTTGGTCTGCAGCTTCTCCAGGTCGGACTTGAGGCCCGCCAGCTTGTCCATCTCGGCGTCCATCTTCGCCAGCTTGGCATCGAAGTCCGCAGTGCCTTTGCCCTGCTTCAGGGCTTCGAGGCGGTCGTCGTTCGTTTTTTTGTACGTGTCGAAGGCAGTGGCGATCTTGTCGACGGCCTCGGCCACCGACTTGATACTGGGCTCCTCGCGCTTTTCGTAGAGAGCCGGTGCGGCCAGGGCGGATGCCTGGAACGCAGCGAAGTGCACGGCCATCAAGGCCATGAGTTTGGTCTGTTTCATGTGAATGTCCTTTTGAGGATGAAGAGAGGATCAGGTGGTGAGGGAATGGAGCAGCCGTTGAGCTGCTTTCATGGCCGCAGCCGCCTCATGAGCGTCCCGCTCATCCAAAGCGATGCGTTTGGCCGCAGCCACAAAGGCCTTGGCAGAGCCTTCGGAGAGCCCTGCATCCCGCAGGGCACGCTCCAGCTGGCGAATGGATTTCAGTTCGGCAATGTCTGCTGCCTTGACGTTGGTGACACGCGCTGCCTGGTTGGCGGGGAAGGTCACCAGTGAGACCTCCCAGAGCTCGATCTCGGTCAGGGTACGGATCTCCGACTCGCGGTCGTAGGCCCACTGCTTTGAAACAAAACCGATCGACAGGCCGTTCAGGGCGCCCATCTTCAGCAGCTCGTGCGCTTCCTTGCCGCGCGCGGTGGCCAGGGCGAGCTGGCCCTTGATCTTCAGGCCCTTGGCATCCTCGACCATCTCGGTCCAGATTCCGATGGGCTCGTTCGAAGAGTGCTGCCAAAGCATGGCGGGCATCGTGCCGGCCTTTCGGTGGGCCGCCAGGCTGTCGGCGAACGCGCCGGCTGCGATCACATCGTCGTACGCGTCGCGCACACCGAACATCGAGCCATAGCCTTCGACGCTGCCATCCTCCCCGGCCGCCTTGATCTGCAACGCAAACGAGCGGATCTCGCGCCCACCGACCGAGTTGCGCGTCTCAAGCCGCGTCATCTTCCGCTGGGTCTTTCGGTTCATTGGTTTTTCCTTGGGTCATGTTCATCGGGGTCAGAGGTTCATCCAGGCCCGGCAGCGGGTCCTTGCCCTCTTCGTCCCGGATCTCGTTGCGGGTGTAGATGCCCATCTCGGTCATGGTGCGAGCCCACTGCGAGCGGTCCTTCATGGAGCCGGCGTTGAGATAACGGGTGTCGAACTCGGCGTAGAGCGGCCCGCTTCCGTCCAGGAGCATCTCGTCGATGCGTTGCGTCCAAGCTGTGTGCCAGGGCATCAAGGTGTGCACGCGGTGCGCGGCGAAGAATGCTTCCGCGCTCGCGAATGCCACCGTCTTGTCAGAGTGGCCGATCATGATCGGGAAGACTCCGTAGCTGCGGCACATCTCCTCGATCTGCAGACGGCGGGTTTCGACGTGCTGCGCGTCGACGCTGGTCATCACCATCGACTGCCACTTGGCGGCGCCGTCGAGGATGAGGGGATCGCCGGCCCTACCCTTGCCTGCGAGTCCCTTGACCCAGGCGGTCAACTTGGTGTGCTGCTCGGCGGTAAGCGTCTTGTCTACCGAATACATTCCACTCGGGCGCAACGCATTGGCATGAAACTCTTCCTGACTGCGCTCGGTCGCGATCGCCAGGCCGACAGCTGAGCGGGCCAGCGACACCGCGTCGATGTGCTTGTGCCACTGCCACTGCAGGTTGTTTAGCACAAAGACATCGTCTGGCCCAAACTCACCGATGAGGCCGTATTCATCCCAGCACCGATACACCAAGTCGTAGCGACTGGTCTTCTCGACAGTCCACTTGCCTGGCTCAACAGGAATCAGCTCACGCACCCGACGATTCGGACCGCGCACCTTGATCGAGAGTCCTGCACCGCACAGCGCTGCATGGGCAGTCATCATGCGGCGCCACTCGAACGAGGTCTGCCAGTCGTTGGGCCGGCGGGCCAGCAGCCGGTACTCCGGGATGTTCGTTGCAAGCTGGCGACGACCATCATCGCCATCCCGATAGACATGCAGCTTGGGAGTGGCGCAGCCATCGGCAATGACACGCACACAAGCAAGCACTGTGCTCACCTGGAGGGCGGTTTTGTTCGTGACTCGGTAGCCAGAGACAGACCCGCCAAGGCCACCGTCGAGCAGCTTGGCGATCTGATCGTAGGTCAGCTCCTTCGCCCGACGTGCGAGTGACCAATTGAAGAGTTTCACGCGTCGGTTTCCCAGAATGATTTTTCGGTCTGCGCTCCTGACAAGGCGCGTCCAAGGGCCATCAACATGGCCATCGGGCCATCGATCTTGTTTTCAGGTCGCTCTTTGGTGGGCGATCCCAGCTCGGTGAACTTGCTGACCTTCACCACCAAGTTGCTCACCATCCAGTTCATCACCGGATTCCCGTCGTGCCGCAGCTTTTTCTCCAGCACCAGGTTCTCCACCTGGATGAGCGGGGGAGTGAAGAAGGTGGACCGCTGCGCGATCTCCACCAGCGGCAGACCTTCCTCGATCAGCTTGCCAGCGAAGTACATCGAGAGCGCCGGGTCGAAGGCGATCTCCTGCACATCGAACATGCGGCAGTAGGTCCGCAGATCCTCGGCCACCATGTCGAAGTCGGTGATGTCGCCATCGGTCATCTGCACGTAGCCCTGCCGGGCCCAGCCGCTCAGATGGGCGTTGCCGCTCTCCGAAATCGCCAGCTCGTTCAAGTACAGACGTGTGCACACATGCCACAAGCCATCGACTTCGAACACCAGGCACAGCGCCGCGAAGTCTTTCTTCTGGGCCAGGTCGAGGCCCATCCACACCTTGACGCCAGCGAAGTCGCTGAGGTTGCGCAGCGACACATCGCCGCAGCGGTCCCAGGCCCGCATGTCCATCCAAGCCGACTCACCCGACACCCACACGTTCAAGCGCTTGGTCAGGAAGTTGTTCAGCGCGCTGGGCATGGCCTCAGCCTTGCGAGCGGCAGCGGCCATGTCGTCGGGCATCACCGACACGCCGAAGTTCGGGTTCGCCTTGGCCCACACAGCGGGGTCGAAGGGATCGTCACCGTCGTCGATCGTGTAGATGATCCCGAAGATGCGGTCGTCTCGCACCACGCCCTGCAGGATCTTCGTCACATGCGTGCGTCGCTCGTAGCAGATGCCGCTGCGGTCGGTGCCGCCGGTGGTGATCGTGCCCAGCAGCGACTGCTCACGTGAGCCGCGGGCGGTGTCGATCACGTCGTACAGGTCCCGCTTCTTGTGCGCATGCAGCTCATCGAGCAGCGCAAAGTGCACGTTCAGACCGTCCTGCGTGCTGGCCTCAGCTGCCAGCGGCGCCCCTTTGCTTGAAGTGTGGGCGACGGTCAGGGCGTGCTGCATGATCGCCAGCCCGAGATAGGTCCGCAGGTCGGGCGTGCGCTCGGCCATGGCCTTGGCATCGTCGAACACGATGCGCGCCTGGTCGCGCGTGGTGGCCGCCGTGTAGCACTCGGCGCCGTGCTCACCGTCGGCAGTCAACATGTACAGGAAGAGGCCTGAGCCCTTCGTGCTCTTCGCATTCTTGCGCGGCACCTCTTCGTAGAACTCTATGAACCGGCGCAGCCTGGTCAGGTGGTGCAGCCATCCGAAGATGGTGGTGATCACGAAGCACTGCCAAGGCTCCAGCGTGATCAGCCGGCCTTCGCGAGCCCACTTGCCCTTGATGTGCGGCAGCAGCTCGATGAAGGCGCAGACGCGGTCGGCCGCGTCAAGGTCGAACACCCACGGCCAGTCCTCGCTCACCTCCCGATCGAGGTCGTCGAGCTGGCGCTGGCAGGCCAGGATGGTCCACTTGCACGCCGGAATCTCGCCGCCGACCACCGCCCGGGCGTAGCCCAGTGCGGCTTCGACGTACCGGCTCATCGGTTCACGACAGCGAAGCGCGCCATGCCGGCCGGTGTGACGTCGGGCTTTTGCTCGAAGCCGGGCAGCTCAGGCTGTGCGTAGTTGGAGGGCTGCACGCGGGCGCGTGCCGAAGGGCTCAAGCCGAAGTGACTCAGGTGGCGGTGCACCTGCAGGCGGTGCGCGCTGATCAGGTTGACGATGACGCTCTGCTGCTCGTAGCCGCTGGGGGTCTTGGTGCGGCTGGCGGCGAAGACGGCATCAGGGTAAGACATGCCTTCGACGACGTGCTTCCCCACCATGCCGTTGAACGCCATCTCCAGCTCAGAGAGCCGGCCCACGGCCTGGCAGTACAGAGCCAGCGCAGCGCGGTCCAGGCCGCTGATGAGGCCGAGCTCTTCCAGGAGCGGCGCGATGCGCTTCCACTCCTTGCGTGCTTCCTGCCCCAAGTGCTTCGGCGGGCTCGGGATCTCAATGCGCGGGTTCACGCCGTCAGCCAGGTTGAGCGCTCGCTTGCCCGGGTTGCCTTCGAGCAGCTTCAGCACAGTGGGCTTCGACATCGGCCCCCGTGTTCCTGTCATGGTGAATACCTTATGGGTGGTGGGTGGAGAGGTACCCCCCCTCCCCGAAACTTGCGCACGCAAAAAAAGACTTAAGCGGTCGGTCTAGAGCGGATGGCTCCAGACTTTTGACCGCCCCCCGGGGTCAGGGGCGCGGCAGGGACGCGCGACCGAAGCCGCCGTCCTCTCGGGCAGTCTTCACGTCGTGACACAGCTTGCACAGAGGCTGCCAGTTCGTGCGCTGCCAGAAGAGATTCATGTCGCCACGGTGAGGCGTGATGTGATCGACCACAGTGGCAGGCACCAGCTCGCCACGCTCCTCGTGCTTCGCACACAACGGGTGCGCACGAAGGAACCCTTCGCGGGCTTGCTGCCACTTGTACCCATAGCCGCGTTGAGCTGATGTGCCACGTCGTTCGTCGACTGCCTTGGCCTCAGCACGGCGATGCTTCTCGCATCGACCGCTGCCATCACGCACGAGCACACCGCAGCCAGGGTGGCCACAGGGTCGCGGTGCAGAGATGGGCATTGGGTTGGTGATCGCAGGGAGCTGCCACCGAGCCCTGGAGCGGAGCCTTCGTCAGCCCACGTTGTTATGGCAGGCTTTCTTGCTCAGACCCTCGGGCTGACACGCAAAGGAGGCCGAGAAGGCAGGGACACTCAAGCACAGGTCTTACTGTGCGACCACCAGGCGCGCCGCCTCGATCCGGTTGTGGATCTCAAGAAGCAGCGCACCTCGTGGCCCCAAAGAAAAACCCCGCAAGGGGTGGATGCCTTGCGGGGTTCGGGTTGCAGTGTGTCCCTGTGACACGTTGGCTGCAGCTTGCCTGAAATGTATCGAAAAAGTCTATGTCGTAAAACTCATTTCGTGGCAGCAGCGCGCTCGCGCACCTCTTCCTTCTCACGCAGGTAGGCCGCGATTGCATGGTCAGCATGGTCCAGGTTGGCCTTGATCGTGGACTCGGCCTTGCACATCGTCTCGGCCGTGCGCCTGATGCTCTCACCCTTGAGGTAGATCAGCTCGATGGTGCGCGCAAGGTGAGGCTTCGGCCCGAGCAGTGAATGCACCGCCTCATCGGTCTTCATGGCCTCGATCTCATCTACCGTTGAGAAGAGCGCATTGCGCTCACCACCGCAGTCGACGGCAATGCGCAGGAAGGCGGACTGGCTGTAAAAGCCCAGGCCGTTGCGCCCCTCGCGTTCCTTCCACAAAGCCCAGTTGAACAGCCGCTGCTTCACCCACTCAATTCGAGCCATCGGCTGCTCCCTTCTGCGCACCAGGCGCCCACATGATCAGGAACGTGCAGCCGAACTGCAGGATGACGCGGGCCAGCTCTTCGCTCACGCCAGGCAAGTCGAAGGGCGTGCCCATCACCATGCCCCGCTCCACCGCGTAGAACATGTTCGGCTGGCCTGCAATGCCACGGCGCACGAAGTTGTATGCCGGCTTGCCGATATCACCCGCCTTCGCCTGAATCGCGCGGTAGGTCTCCGGCATGTGGGCCTTGAGATCGTTGAGCCGAGCATCGACGTACGCCTTCACCTCGGCCTGCGAGCCTTGTGGCCCCTGTTCGTCTTTCGATCCGTCCATCCGTCCACCTCTTTCCTATGACTTCATGAGACACACACACAAGTTCGCCCGCGAGCGGGCGCGCGTGCAAACGTGTGCACACGCCTGCATTTAGAGAGCGCGCTTTCGATCCGGCCATGCAGCAGCTCCAACTGGCCTTTGGGGGGAATGGCTGGCCAGCCGTGCGCTCCATGGGTTGGCTGGACGTGTGGACGGATTGCTCCACCACTGGCCCAGCCAGGGCCCTGACATATGGGCTACGTCATGGGTGCATGCAGCGACCTGCCCACGACAGCGCCGCACCGGGGGCCGCGAATCACGCCTCCCGCACCTGGTGCTCGATGTCGCGTATCGACACCCGCGACCTTTTCCGCAGCTGCGCGCTGCGCTCTCTGGTCAGAAGGGTGAGTCATCGCTGATCCCATCGACACCATCCGCCAGCGCGGGCGGTGGTGCCGTGTTTGGGGTTGAAACCGGAGCCTGGCTTGCGCCCTGCCCGCCTGTCTGCTCTTCCTCGTGAATCTTGGGCGGCCACTCGCGTGGCTGCTGATAGCCTCGCCGGCGTTGCCCCGTAGGCTCTCGCCGGTTCTCCCATCCCTGCGACTCCAGCCAGCCGCGGATCTGCGTCTCCAGCAAGCTCGTGCTCTTCGCCGCATCCGCACCCAGCGCCTGCACGAGCTGGTGCAGGGTCACAAAGGTGCAGTGCATGTTGATTTCGTTGCTGGCTCGACCCTCGCCCTGCGGTGAGCCCTCGCGGGTCAGCAGTTCGTAAAGCCTGCTCTGCACAGTGGTCTCCACCAGTCGAAGCTCCTGCTCAGGCACGAAGAAATCGTCCTCTTCCTGTTTCGTGGGGGCATATCGCTCACCCGCCTCGTATGCGACCAAGGCCTCTGCGAACAGCTGCCCGCGTCTCTCTCGTAACCAGTCCAGCAGGATCTGCTGACCGATCCAGATCGGCCAGAAGCGGCGGTTGCCGGTCAGGTCATACAGGTACTGGCGTTTGTTCGTGGTGCAGAAGATCACGCACTGGCGCTTGTGCTGCTGAACGAACCGCCCATAGGCGCCCCGGTAGCGGTCCACCGTGGAGCTGAAGAACTGCTTCACCTGCTCGCTGTCGGCGCGCTTGAAGGCAGTCATCTCGCTCAGCTCATAGGCCCACAGGCCTTCGAGCTGCTCCATGCCGTCCTTGCCGTTGCCGATGTCGAAGTGCGTGTCACTGAACCACGATGCGCCCACCAGTTCCTTCACGAATGTGGACTTGCCCATGCCGGCCAGGCCCTCGAGCACCGGGGAATAGTCGAACTTGCAACCCGGGTCCATCACGCGAGCCACAAGTCCCATGAGCATGAACTTGCCCACCAGCGACAAGTACTTCTGGCGCCTCTCGGACAGCGTCCCTTTTTCGATGCCCAGCACGTGTTGCAGCCACTTGGCCAGCCGCGGCTTGCCGTCCCATGTCTGTGCTCGGAGCCAGTCCCGCACCGGGTGATACCGGCGCATGTCGGCCACCGTGTCGATCGCCTCGGCCAGCGCCGCCCGGCTGGCCGCCTTCAGCTTGTAGTTCACGCACAGCCAGTCACCGAGCCGAAGATCGTCGCTGTCGGCCAGTGGGCCCGCTTCCGGCCGCCATGGCCAGGGCTTGATGGTGCCGGGTGAGTTCGTGAGTTCGTTGAAGCCTAGACAGTCCTGCAGTGCGGGTGCCTTGCGCAGTGCGGCGATGATCAGCTTGCGATTGACGCCGAGCTCGTGCGGCTGGCATTTGGCCTGCTCGCACATGAAATCCAGGTGGCCCTGGAACGCGTCATCGTCGTCCCCAGCGCTAGCGAGGGGCTCGTTTTTTTCGTCGGGCGGCTCATCTCCCCCGCCACCTGCTGCCGCGCGTGAAGGCTTGTCGCTGCCTGCCCAGTCGGGCAAGGCATAGGCGCGGGCAAAGAAGCCGAGCACACGATCAAAGTCCCAGCCGTCCGTGTTAATGGCATCGCCGCAGTCCCAGCCGTCGACAACCTCACCAGGCTCTGGAATGGGCAGCAGCTGCACCGTGCAGGTGTGTGCACGTCGCAAGTGGTTGCCGATGGCGAGCATGGCCTTCATGCCGGGTTGCTTCTCGGCGGGCAGCAGCGGCTTGCCCTCGGCCAGGATCGTCTGCGCTACCGGATCAGGATTCGCCTTACGTTCGGTGGGCGTGAGCTTCTCGCGCTTGCTGTCGCAGTCAGGCCAGCAGATGACCGAGCACCCGGCCAGGACCGACCAGTCGGCCTTGTCCCATGCCATGCTGCCACCGGGCCAGCTGGCAACCCAGTACACCCCGGGTGATCGGGCGTCGAGCAGGGCCTGCAGCGCATCGCCCTTCTTCTCGCCCTCGACCAAGACCACCGTTCCGCCGGCCGGCAGCTTATGCCCAGGCAGGTAGAGCGGGCGCGGTTCGTCGAATTGCTTCCAGTGCCACTTCGCAGATCCATCACGAGCGCTCACGCACCAGGTGCGCGGGAGCGTGTCCTTGCCGCCGTCGCTCGTGCGAAAGCGCACCACGTAACCCTGCAGGTCTTCACCGTGTCGGTACTCCGCCACGTGCTCGATGTCGCCCTGCTCTCGGAACTGGTGCTTGAAGTTCACCGGCGGCGCACCAGGTGGCACCGGGCGCTGGGTCTTCCACCCTTCGTCGACGCGCGGCTTCTGTGCCGAGGGTGGCGGCGCTACGCGCTCAACGCGCTGGTGCGTGCTGCTGCGCGCTACACCGGCCACATCCTCAAGGCCTTCGTCACGCGCCACCTGCAGCGCGGCCTTGCCCATCTCCAAACCATGGGCTGCGGCGTAGAGGGACACCAGGTCACCGCCCTGCTCACCTGTGGCGAAGTCACCCCAAGCGCCGGTGACCAGGTTGACCGAGCAGCTCGTGCCCTCCCCACCCTGCACTGATCCACAGGCGTACTCGTGGCCATGCCTTCGTCCACCTGGCAACCATGCCGGCACCAGCTGGTCCGCACGAGCGAGCAGCGCCTCGGCAAGGTCCTTGAATCGAATTGGAGGAAGTGGTGCGCGGTCCGTCATCGAGCGGCACCCTCACTGCAGGCGGTACTTGTCCCAGCCGGCGTATCCACCACCGGCAGCTGGTCATTGAATGGCACGTGGTGCGCCCTTTACGCTGTCTGCGCTGGCCACACGGCCGCAAGGTCAACGAAGCCGTGTGTGTCCTGCACCATGTCGGCAGGCACGTACTCATAGACAGGCCGGTTTCGATACTCCACGCGCCGCTCGCGCGCTTTGCGGATCACGCCGTGGCGCCTCATGTTGTCGACGGTGCGCCGCGCTGCGTCATTGCCCACCTGGGCGTGGTGCGCCATCTCGGAGAGCGTGGGCGCCTGGGTGGGTGTCACTAGCGCACGGCAGCTGTTCAACAGCGCCTCGCGGATCTCGCCGGCGGGCCTCATGCACCGCTCCCGGTGATCGGAGGCAGTGACTGCTCGTGCTTCGCCTGCAGCTGGCTCACCATCGCCTGCCCTGCTGCCACCAGCTCGGCCCAGCCCCCCTGCACTCTCGCCATCTCGTTGCCGGTGATCACGCCGTCTGCCGAGGCCTCGGTCACCATGGTCACCAGCTCGCCGAACTCGCGGGCCAGCGCTGCCACGTTGCGCATGGTCGTGCTGTCGCATTGGTCATCGAGCACAGGGAGCGGGATCACCATGCAGTCGCACGCGGCCGCGAAGGCATTGAGGATGCGCAGGTCGCCTGACAGTTCCGTGGCCGCCACAGCGTCTACCAGGCCGAACTTGGCGGTGCCCGTGGCCTTCACCTCGTGGCTGAGCGTGGTGGCACTTTTCCCCATGCGGGGGGCGAGCGAAGTGGCGCCACCAGGGTAGGCGCGCACGAGTTGGTATGCAGCATCAAGGACGGTGCTCATGACGAAAGACCCCAGGTGTTGTGATGGAAATGCCGAGACATGGCGCACACACTGCGGCCATGCACACGACGAACAAGGGCGGGTCCGCCCAGCCGGCTAAAGTGGTGGTCCCCACGACCCCACAACCCAAAGGACGGACCCATGAAACGGGATATGGACTTGATTCGCCGGATGCTGCTTGCCTTGGAACAACTCGAAGGCGAAGGACTGGGTACGCTGGAAGGCGTCCCGACTCGGGTGTTCGCAGAACACGCACAGCTGATGGTCGAGGCCGGGCTCGTGGAGGCCAGGGTCATCAAGAGCACCCTCGTTCCCACCGACGCGTACATCGCGCGGATAACGTTCGCCGGCCACGACTTCGTCGATGCGGCCAAGAACGACGGTCTCTGGAACAAGGTCAAGTCCAAGGTGCTCAACTCAGGGGCCTCATTCACGTTCGACCTGCTCAAGGATCTGCTCAAAGCCGAAGTGGCGAAGGGCCTCCCTACCCTCGGCTGACTGAGAGAGCAAAGTCCTCATTTCGATCGCAGCAGCAAGCATCCCCCCCTTTGCCGAGTCGCCAAGATCAGCGACATGAAGAGCCGACACAAGAAAGCCCACATGGCTGTCAGCATGGTCAAACAGGTTCACCGCAAGCTGGGCTACCTCATTCGCCAGTGCCATCGCTGGGACATTCAGACTGCAAGGTTTTTTCGTTGGTTCAGCCATGAGCCACCCCCTCCTGAACGACAGAGACAGGCCCCACGATGTGGACCTGCTTCGCGTCTTCTTCGTCGAGGGCCTCGGCGAGTTCGGGCCAGATGCGCCTCCAGTCGTTGGGCCTCAGCTCAGGCCGATTGACGGCCTTGTCGGTGAGTCGCTCGATCTCCGGGCAGTGCTCGATAGGCACCCCTCGCGACTTCCAGTTGCCAATGGCTGCAGGCGTCACGCCCAGCAGCGCTGCAAACCGCTCTCTGCCCTGGAGCAATTTCGCGGCTCGGTCCAACGGGTGATCTGTGTTCATGCCCCAATATAACACGGCACGTGTTGCTGATCAACACCACGTGTTGACACATTACGTGTTCAATGCGGGGCATATGAAAACAGTGGGTGAACGGATTCGACAGGCCCGTGAATTTAGAGGGCTCTCAGGGGAGGCCTTGGCCAAAGAGGTTGGCTATTCGACTCAATCCGGTATCAGCAACCTCGAAAACAGGACGTCGGGCAGAGGAGGGTTCAACTTACCGAAGATCGCACAGGTGCTAGATTTTTCCATTGAGTGGTTTCTCAACGGGCCGGACGTTCAGGACATGAGCATGGTGCCGCCATTCCTGGGACGCACCAGCGGGAGCCGCGTCGAAGAACTTCAGGGAGAGTACCTGACCACACGACAGCACGCGCACAGGCTGCTGGATGAATTGAGTGAGCTGGGCATTGACAAAGCCATCACGATGCTCGAAATGATCGCAACAGCGCACCCTCGCAGCAAAGAAGTCCGCGCGGGTTTACATGTTCCCGCGACTTTGAGTCGATCGAACAGCTGACTAACGCGCCAGGCGACCCTCTTGCACCCTCACATCGAGGACGGTGCGGTTGTCTGGCGCCAAATCACACTCGTACACGATGGGCGTGAAGGCTCCAAAGCCATTCTGAAATTCAACCCGGTTTCCTTGGTAAGTGATCACGCCCTTGGCCTGGTCGCGCCACTTGAAGTGCGTGAACTTTGACTCCAGGAACCCGTCGGTCCATTTGAAAGAATGCTTCGCCAGGTTCTCTACCTTGCGCGGGCAATAGACAGAAGCCGAGATCATCCCCTCCTCGGCCAGGCACCTGAGATCGTCCTTTGAACAGGGCTGTTTGACCGGTGCAGGCGGTGGTGCCACGTTGGCCACAGGTGCAGTAGGCGCCTCCGGTGTGCTTGGCCACAACCACCAGCCGATGCCACCAATCACGGCGATCAGGCCAACTATCCCGCGGAAGGTGTCAGCCACATCAGGGGGTGCTTTCGGCGGCGCACCGCACGTGGCGCAAGCCTTGGCTGAGGTGCTCACCTGTGCACCGCATTCGTGACATTTGATCAGCGCCATACACGCCCACCTTCCCTTTCAACCGTTGTGCCTCAACTCTAGCCGAAACATAAAACACGTCACGTGTTGACACATGCAACACGTTGTGTGATATTTGACCCCGTCGTCAACACGTCGGAGGCCACATGCCACTCACCCAGCCCGGTGCGGCCAGCACCACCCCCAAGCGCCGCCAGCGCACACCGGCACCAGCGGTCTCCCCCACTGTCGCCAAGCTGCTCGCGCAGATCCATGCCGAGGCAGAGGCACAGACTCTCGCTGCGCTGAGCGCGAAGGACGGCTTTGTGGTGCTGCAGCCGGTGAGCGCCGATGGCAAACGAGTTCGCTACTCGTCCTTCACCTATGGGTACACCGTCAGCTCGTCCAACGGTGCCGAAGTGGCGATGTATCGAGACCACATCAACGTGCACAACTCGAACAGCTGGCATCCCGCGCACTGGTGGGGCAGCGAAAGTCTCGTTGATGGCCAAGGGCGCGAATGGCACCGAAGTCTTGCCAAGCACGTCATGGACGACTTCGGCAACCTGGTCGAGGTGCCAGCATGACCGCCCGCACCTGGCTGGCCACCATCGCCGCGTGCATGGCCTTCCTATTCCTCTGCGCTGCGCTGGACCCCGTCCATGAGGAAGCGCAGGACTTGGCCGACGATGCCGCCCAGGCACCCACCATGGCCGAGCTCGAAGCCCGACGCGATGCCCTTGCCCTGCAGCTCTGCGTGGCCGAGATGGGCCCAGGCACACAGGTGCTGTGGACTGCGGACGGTGACCTTGTCTGCCGCCCTGCTGTGCACACCGCGCAAGGTGGTGCGAGATGAGCCCGGTTCGCGTGCAGCGGATGATCAACAGCAGACGTGTGCACATCGTTGAAGAGCCCGTGCCCTTCCGCCCGCAGCGCTACATCGCACCCGGCAGCTGCGACGACCGTGGCACCTGCGTGGCCCACCCGCTGTGCCCGCATCGCGACTGTGGCGAACACCCGCTGTGCAACGAAGCCGATCGAACGGACCCCAAGGTGCGCGCCTGGTTCTGGCGCCTCTACCTCGGCGGCGTGGCAGCCATCATGGCCGCCGCTGCGGCCTACCAGTGGCTGGGCTGAGCCATGGCCGCCGCCATCGTCCGCGAGACACAGGAGCACATGCACCAGGCGTGGCGCCTGCTGCGTCGCCCCTGCTGGCCCGACACGTACGAGGCCACGATGCACGACCCCATCCGTGCCCAGCTTGTGCAGATGTATGCACACCAGCTGGCGCGTTCGCGACACCTGCCTATTCCCCCGGCTGCGCCCCGTGTGCCCGAACGCCGCGCACCGCAGGTCGCCCCCTTCCGTTCCGTCCCCAACTGCGTCGACCGCAAACGTGCTGCCTCTGGCGAGCGCGACGACGACTGACCCTGCCCGCCCCACCCCACCACCGAAAGGACCACATGCCCTCGCAACAACACATTGCCGCCTCGAAGCCCGAGGTGGTGTTCCCCGTCCTGCAGCTGCCCAAGCTGGAGCTGTGCTTCGCCGACGGCACGCTGCTGTGGCTGCGCCAGGTCAACACCGACCCGCTCAAGCGCACCGTCATCCACGAGAACGAGGTCCTGCAGGTGGATTTGCGCGACATCGAGCCGCTGCTCGAAGACGAGGTGTTTCACGCGGCGCCGTGCGATCGCCCTGGCGTCATCTTCTTCACTCTGCGCAAGCACTTCAAGAGCGCCGGAGAATTCGTTCAGTGCGTGCAGCAGCTGAGCGCCCCGCAACTTCAGAGGCAAGCAGCATGACGCAGCAATACAGGGCGCGCGTGGGTTCGTTGCCTGCGCGACTGATCAACTGGCTCAATGACAATCCCGGCGAGGAGCTCACGCGCAGGGACGTGGCGCAGAAGTTCGACATTGCCCCCTCAAGCGTCCAGGCTGGCCTTGAGGCCGCAGTCACGGGTGGCGCGCTGGTGTTCGAACGGAATGGCGAACTCGACTATGTCTACCGGCTGCCACGCTCCGGCGAAAAGCCGCAAGAGAAGCCGACCAGCAAGCCGACTTGGCCAGCTGCTGCACCAGGCGCAGCTGCACGTGCACCGCTCGACCCTGTTGCGATCGAGAGCATCGAAGTTGAGGAAGACGTGCCGTTCGTGTCCAGCAGGTCACCTGGCGCATCGAAGTGGGACCCTCTCTTCAAAAAGCTCGGTCGGGCAGGCCAGTCCCTGAGGATCCCGATGGAGTGGAAGACGTCGGTGCAATCGGAATCGACAAAGCGCAACGTCAAAGCCAAGGACGTGAACAACGCACCGACATACCGTGTCGGCAACGACCCGGCCAGCGAGCACGCGCGACTCTGGCGCATCACATGACCCTCCTGCTGGACAACGCTCAGGCGGAGGCCCTGCGCAGCCGCCACAACCCTCGGGGCGAGCCCACCGGTCACTTCACCGGTCGCTGCATGCGCTGCGGCAGCAAAGACCTGTGGGACGACAACCTGGCATATGGCTGCAACCGCTGCGGCGGATTCTGGTGCGGCATTGAGCCGCGCCTCGTTCCCAACCACTCATCCCAAAACACATGAACACCGAACTCATCCAGATCGCCCCTGCGCTGATCGCACCAAGCCTCACCAACCCGCGCAAGACCTTCAACGCCGAGCGCCTCGCCGAGCTGGCCGAGAGCATCAAGGCCAGCGGCGTGCACAGCCCGCTGCTGCTGCGTCCCCTGCCCGCCGATCGCCTGCAGGACACCTTCACCAACCGGGCCGCCGGCGCCGTGCTGCCCACGTACGAACTGGTGACCGGCGAGCGCCGCCTGCGCGCCAGCATCATGGCCGAGCAAGAGACCGTGCCTGCCCTGGTGCGCTCCCTCACCGACGATGAGGTGCTGGAGATCCAGATCATCGAGAACCTGCAGCGCGACGACCTGAGCGAGCTCGAGGAAGCCGAGGGCTACGAGATGCTGATGCAGCACGGTCTGGACGGCCACCGCCTCACGGTCGACCAGGTTGGCGCCAAGATCGGTAAGAGCCGCAGCTATGTGTACGCCAGGCTCAAGCTGCTCGACCTCAGCGACACTGCGCGCAAGTCCATGCACGACGGCAAACTCGATGCCAGCAAGGGCCTGCTGCTGGCCCGCATCCCTGACGCCAAGCTGCAGCTGAAGGCCCTGAAGGAGATCACCCACGAGGGCTACGCCGGCCGCACCATGAGCTACCGCGAGGCAGCCGATCACGTGCAGAAGAACTACATGCTGCGCCTGGCTGACGCACGGTTTTCAATCAAGGCAGTGGACCTGGTGCCGGCGGCCGGCGCCTGCGACGCTTGCCCCAAGCGCACCGGCGCCAACCCCGATCTGTTCAGCGACGTGAAGAGTGCAGATGTGTGCACCGACCCGCCCTGCTTCACGTCGAAGGAAGACGCCCACGCTGCCCAGCAACGCGCCGAGGCGGTGGCCCGTGGCCAGACCATCATCGACGGCCGCGAAGCCAAGGCGCTCATGCCCAACAGCTGGAGCAACCGTGTGGAGGGCTACCTTTGCCTGGACGATCCGCGCGACAGCCCAACGAACAAACCGCTGCGCAGCCTGCTGGCCAAGCAGATGGTGGCCAACGACGTGCAGCCGGTGCTCGTGGCCAACCCGCACAAGAAGGGCGAGCTGGTGGCAGTGCTGCCGGCCGACAAGGTGGCCGAGCTGCTCAAGGCCAAGGGCGACACCAAGGCCGCAGACAAGATCGCCAACGAAACCCAGCAGGATGAGAAACAGCGCCTCGCCCATGAGAAGAAGGAAGCCGAAAACGCGCTCGAAGCCGAGTGGCGCTGGGCGTTGCTCGAAGCCACGTGGCTGAAGGTGCAGGCCGAGTCGGAGGGCAACAGCAGCGGCCCCAAGTTGGACGAGGTCACCCGGCACATGGCGCTGAAGCGAGCCGATGGCATGAACCAGGACAACGCCAAGAAGCTCACCAAGCTGTTGGGCCTGGGCAAGGTGGCCCCCAAGGACGGCCTGCTGGACTGGATCCGCACCACCACCAACCCAGGCGCGGCTCTGCTGCTTCTGCTGATGTTCTCGGAGGTGGAATACATGCACTGGCGCCCCGATGGAGAGAGCAACCGCGGCCTGTTCCTGGTGGCCGAGGCCTTCGGTGTCGACCGTGCTGCCATTGAGGCCCAGACGCGCGCGAACACGCGGGCTGCGAAGTCGACCGAGAAGAAAGCCGCAAAGGCCTCCTCGACCGACGCCTCTGCTGCGCAAGCCAGTGGGGTGCGGGGTGGGAAGGACAAAAAACCGAAGCCCGCTGGCGCGGCTCCGCGAAAGGCCAAGACGACGCCCGAGGAAGCATTGCAAGGCATCGCTGCCGCGATGCAGAGCGGGGAGGAGTCGGCCGCTTCGACGGCCGAGAGTTCAGGCGCCGCTGATGCGGCGCAAGGCAACGAAGGCACGGCCGACGACGGCCGTGCGGACCCGGGCAGCAGCGACGAAGCACCGAGCGACCGCTATGTCGACACGGCCTGGCCCTTTCCCAAGAGCAGCAGGAAGGCAGTGGCCACCGAATGATCGCCCTCTCCATCCGCCAGCCATGGGCCTGGCTCATCTTCAACGCCGGCAAGGACATCGAGAACCGAACTTGGCACACCAATGTGCGAGGGCGCGTTTTGATCCACGCCGCCAAGGGCTGCACACGTGCCGAGTTGGAAGATGCCGAGCTGTTCCTCTACTGCCGCGTGCAGCCCATCCAGGCGTTCCTGATGCCCGCAACCGTGAACGAGATGGATCGGGGCGGCATCGTCGGCAGCGTCGAGATCGTCGACTGCGTGAGCTCCAGCAACTCGCTGTGGTTCACAGGCCCTCAGGGGTTCGTGCTGCGAGATCCGCAACCGCTGCCCTTCATGCCCTTCAAGGGCCAGCTCGGATTCTTCGACGTGCCGGGAGTCCAGCCATGACCCGAAAAACCAGCGCGTACGCCCGCAAGCGCCGCCAACCCGATCGGGACCGCTGCCTCGACAGCATCACGGCCGCGCGCATGAACAACACCAGGTTCAAGCCGGCCGAGCTGGATAGGCTTCTGGGACCGGCACAGCGCGCCCTGGCCAGCGCACGCGCCGGCACCTGCAGCTACGACGACCTGGTCAACCTCAGCACGGCCATGCACAAGGGCCGCGCGATCGACGACGCCGGCATCTATCGCGGCCTGCGCGATCGCCTCGATGCGGCCGACAACGTGCTGCTGGCCATCGAGCAGCGCGCCATGGTCAGCGGCACCTGGTGCGCGCCCACCCTCTACGGCCGCGAGATCACCGTGCTCGACGACCTGGTGTGGGCGTACCGCGTCATGTTGCTTGAGGTGACCTATGCCGAATTCCTGCGCGCCGAGCGCCTCGCGATCGCTCGCGTGGCCACCGATGGCGGGCGGGTGATCCATGTCGAGAAACAGGAAGTCAACGCATGACGCTCTGGATCGAACTCATCGCCGCAGCCTTCGGCGTGCTCGGCACCGTGCTGCTGGCCCTCAACGGCCCGCGCGCCGGCTGGGGCTTCGTGGCATACCTGGTCAGCAACGCAGGCTGGATCGCCAGCGCCATCACCCACCAGCACTGGGGCCTGCTCGCACAGCAGCTGGCCTTCACCGCATCGAGCGTGCTTGGTGCATACGTCTGGCTGTGGAAGCCATGGAGGCACCATGCCGATCAAGCCTGAAAACAAAGCCCGCTACCCAAAGGACTGGCCCGAGATCCGAGAGCGCATCTTGAAGCGAGCGAAGAACACCTGCGAGCACGAAGGCTGCACAGCTCGTCATCGTGAAGTCGGATTCTGGCTCGACGGCAAATGGAACCGAATGGGCCACGCGCTGCGCGATGCCGGCTACAAAGCTGGCGACACCGTGGCCTGCTCCGAGGGCTTCGACATCAAGCTGATCATGATCGTGCTGACGATCGCGCACCTCGACCACATGCCCGAGAACTGCGACGACGACAACCTGCGTGCCTGGTGCCAGCGCCATCACCTCGCTTACGACGCCACGCATCACAAACAGACAGCCTACGCCACGCGGCGCGCGCGGGCGAACACCATGGAGCTTCCGCTGTGACCACCATCGTCAACATCACGCCAGCCGCGCTGGAGACCGCGGACGCGGCGAAGTACTGCGCACTGAGCGAGACCACCATGGCACGCGTCGAGCTGGACGACCCCACCTTCCCCCGCGCACGCCAACTGTCAAAACGCCGCGTAGGCTACCTGGTGCGCGAACTGGACGAATGGCTCGAGGCGCGCCCGGTGGCGGACAACCTGCCACCGCCCAACACAGGGCACAGCAACCGACCTAGACCGGGAGCCGGGCGAGTTCCTCAAGGCGAGCGTCAAGCCGCGTGA